ACATCACACGACGATGGTTGTCACTCGCACAGCAAATGCTAAACCCTGAGAAGTCCATTCGATTCAACAAGGTAACGAACAAAATTTTCGTTGACATGAATTGGGAAGTGGAAACCGCTGTCGGCCAGTTCCTGCTCTTTGAACTTTTCACCGTCGTTGATCCGGATGCGTTCACAGAAGTCTACAATGACATCTGGCTAAAGGACTATTTCACCGCTCTTGTTAAAAGACAATGGGCTGGAAACCTCTCAAAGTATGAGGGCATCCAGCTTCCGGGTGGTGTAACATGGAATGGTCAGCAGATTTTAGATTCCGCGAACGAAGAAATAGAAAAGCTGAAAGAGGATCTAGACCTTCGTTATAGTCTTCCTCCTGATTTTCTGATGGGTTAAGGCCTATCTGGTCCCAATATTATACTAACCTTTCTTCTCTTTATCATCGTTGGCACTCAAGGATAACACATCCCCAGAGGAAGTCAAGAGAAAACTGATAAGATTTCAAATATTTTTGGTGCAAGATGCCCACGAACTCATATTTCGATCACGAAACTACCAACTCAGAACAACAACTCATTGAAGATATGACCATTGAGGCCATTCAGATCAATGGTAGTGATATGCTATACCTACCGCGTGATGTTGTCAATGAAGATTATCTCTACGGCGAAGATCAGCAATCGGAATTCAACAAAGGATACTGGTTGGAAACATACGTTGAGAGCATTGATGAGTTTGGTGGTGAAGGTGAATTCTTTGCCAAGTTTGGTCTTGAAGTCCGAGATGAAGCGTTCTTTGTTATCTCCAAACGTCGATTCCAAGAACAAGTACAACACCTTGAACATGCCCGAGAAGGCGATCTGATCTACTGGCCTCTTTCAAAGAAGCTGTTTGAGATTAAGCACGTTGACCATGAGAATCCGTTCTACAACTTGGGCAAACTACACACATACCGAATGACCGTGCAACTCTTCCGTTACTCGCAAGAGGAATTCGATACTGGTATTCCAGAGATTGATGACGTAGACCCCGATCGCGGTTACGGAGCACAGATGGTGTTTGAAGCTGGTGGTACTGGAGACTTCGATCAAGATGAAGTAGTGTTCACCGGTGCTGATCTTGCAAATGCTACAGCCCGAGCGATCGTGGTTGCATGGGATCCAGATGAGAGATTGCTGGTGGTGAACAAGGTAGTAGGTACATTTGTAGATGGAAACGTGGTAGAGAACGAAGCTCAAACGGCATCGCATACTATCGCGGTTGATGGTGCTCCGCCAGTAGCTAATGTGCCCGCAGATGAGGGTGCAGATAACTTCGATATTCAGCAAGAGGCTGACAAGATTATCAACTTCAGCGAAGATAATCCATTCGGGGAGCCCTAATGCTTAACTTGCCTCATTTCTATCACAAGTCTATTCGAAACGTTATCGTCGTTTTCGGAACATTGTTCAATGAGATTGAGATATTACGAACAACCAATAGCAGCGAAGAACTTCAACGCTTTACGGTTCCTCTATCCTATTCTTCGAAAGAGAAGTGGCTAGCTCGATTGCGTCAGGGTACTCAGCTTGATGGTGAAAAAACCGTGGTAGAGATGGTTTTGCCACGTATGGGTTTCGAGTTGACGAATGTTTCCTATGACCCGCAAAGAAAACATATCTCGACCACGCAGAGAAAAGTTTGTGATCCTAATAATCCCGATGCAGTTTTGACAACGTTTGCTCCAGTTCCCTATGACTTAGAAATATCACTATACATAATAGTAGATAAAGAAGATGATGGTTTGCAGATTGTAGAACAAATCATACCATTCTTTACGCCTGAATTTACGGTTACGATTAAGTCGGTTGAAGGTTTATACGATAGTGTTGACGTACCATATATCTTGAATGGTACAACCCTTGAAGATAATTTTGAGGGTAACATGGATGATAGACGAGTAATCATCTGGACATTGACGTTTACAGCAAAGGCTCAAATCTTTGGAGCGACAGGCGAACAAGGTATTATTCGCAAGGTTGTCGCAAATCTGCGTGAGGCTGATGGAGTTCTCGATGCTAGAATTTGTGTAGAGCCAGACCCACTTGATGCAAACCCTGGAGATCCGTTTAATCCGATGGTTACGATCACTGAATGCGGTGGTGGTACTTGTTAGACACCCCTAAATACAAGGGTAAGACCGCCGGCGGAGGTCGGCTTGTATCGGTTAGCTGGAAACATAGCACGAAATGACGAGTAAAAAGAAAACAAAGAAAACGGTTAACGAGAAGATCGGCGATGCTCTGTCGATTTCTACACCACCAACACCCGCGTCTGCACCTATCGTACCTGTGTCAACACCGGTCGAAGGAGAAGTTATTGAGACAGAGATTGTAGTACACGAAGAACAATCTTTGGGTTATCCAATTGCTGGAGAGAACCCGGATATCAATAAGGACTACGAACTGATTCGGAAACAAATGGCCGATGTCGCAGAGCAAACGGCCGACGCCCTCGATAAGATCAAAGAAGTTGCTGACCAAGGCGATCAACCGCGAGCATATGAAGTCGTTGGTCAGTTAGCTAAGATTAGCATTGAAGCGGCCGAAGCAAGAATCAAATTGCATAAAGATATGAAAGCATTGCGTGACCAAGATATGAAGAACGGCAATCAAAGGGCCGCTCATATTGGTGATGTCAATAACTCAGTGTTCGTCGGTACAACGGACGAGCTACTGAAATTGAACAAAGCTGGTAAGTTGCCGACGCAAGAGGATTCTAAATGACAGGTCACGAAGCATACCTAGGCAATCCTAATCTAAAACCACAGAGACAGAATGTAGCGTTTACGAAAGAACAGATTGATGAGTATGTGAAATGCTCAAAAGATCCTGTATACTTCATGGAAACCTACATGAAGATCGTACAGCTAGACCATGGCCTAGTGTCGTTTGATATGTGGGATTTCCAGAAGGATCTGGTGAAACTGATTCACGAAAACCGATTCGTGATTGCCAAGTTCCCTCGTCAGACCGGCAAATCAACTACGGTCATCGGTTACATCTTGTGGTATACCTTGTTTCAATCGAACATGAGCGTTGCGGTTCTAGCTAACAAGCTCTCGACGGCCCGCGAGTTGCTATCTCGTTTGCAGCTTGCTTACGAGTATCTGCCTCGCTGGTTGCAGCAGGGTATCAAAGCCTGGAATAAGAGTAACATCGAGCTTGAGAACGGTTCGAAGATTATCGCAGCAGCTACTTCTGGTCCAGCTATTCGAGGTGGTTCGTACAACCTGATCTTCCTTGATGAGTTTGCTCACGTGCCCAAGGAGATTGCTGAGGAGTTCTTTAGCTCAGTGTACCCCACGATTTCATCTGGTAAGACTACCAAGGTGCTGATCGTTTCTACCCCCAAGGGTATGAATATGTACTACAAGCTATGGGTCGAAGCGAAAGAGGGTCGCAATAGTTACAAAGCTATCGAAGTGCCGTGGAACGCGGTGCCCGGTCGTGATGCTGCATGGCGTAAGCAAGAGATCGCTAACTTAGGTGGTAAAAACGGTGGTGAGGATCTGTTCAGAATCGAGTATGAATGTGAGTTCATCGGTTCTACTGCAACTCTGATTGCTGCATGTACTCTGCGTAGTCTGGCTTTTACAGATCCAATTTGGAAGAATCTCGACGGTCTTGAAGTATATGAAAAACCCATCCAAGGTCACATCTATTCAATGTGCATCGACACATCTCGCGGTGTGGGCCTGGACTACAATGCGTTCACAATCGTTGACATCACGGAGATGCCATACAAGATTGTATGCCAATATAAAAATAATAGCATCGCCCCTCTGCTATTCCCCAATGTGATCTACCCGATAGCTGAGAAATACAACATGGCATATGTGCTGGTTGAGATCAATGATATCGGTGGCCAAGTAGCAGACTTGCTGCATCAAGATTTAGAGTATGATAATCTCATTATGGTCAGTGTTCGCGGTCGAAAGGGTCAATGCATCGACGGTGGTTTCGGTCGGGGTAAGACACAGTTTGGAGTTCGTACAACTACGAAGGTCAAGAGTGTGGGTTGTTCAATCCTGAAGTCCATGATTGAAGAGGAAAAGTTGATTATCGAACAGCTAGATATCATCGACGAGCTTTGCAGCTTCGTCAAGAAAGGTCCGGGATATCAAGCTGAAACGGGAGCCCATGACGATCTGGTGATGACTCTGGTGATGTTCGCTTGGTTGTCCACACAGACCTACTTCAAGGACTTGACCAATTTGGACATTCGAGCCAAGCTATATGCAGAAAAAATCAAACATATGGAAGAAAATATGCTCCCTGTTGGATTCTTTGGAGATGACGGGGCGGATGCAGAGGTTGAAGTTGATTCTGAGGGTAATGTATGGACCAAGGTTGATGACGAACAGATGCAGGAGCGTCTTGGTGGTGGTTGGTCTTAATGAGCAATGTCGAAAAGCATCAATCCCTAAATAATTGGCATGAGCCAAGCGTAATACGCTCGAAAAAGCAGGCCTAATTGAGCTAAGAGAGCTATAAAGGAGAATACCCAATGGGATTTCAACTCAGTCCTGGGGTCCAAGTATCGGAAATTGATCTGACGAGCATCGTTCCAAGTGTTGCATCAACACCTGGCGCCGTCGTGATCGCTTCGCAATGGGGACCAGCCGAAGAACGAATTCTAATCGACAGTGAGAGAAATCTCCTTGCGACGTTCCAACGCCCCAATGCCAGCAACTTCGAATACTGGTTCACAGCTAATAATTTTCTTGGTTATGGTAGCAACCTACAGGTTGTGCGTGTTGTCGCTTCGGATGCTCTTAATGGATCTTCGAGTGGTGCGTTTACGGGTGTAATCAAAAATGAACCTGACTACGAAACTACTTCTAATGTCGTTCTTCAAAGTGCTGGTGAGTGGATCGCTAAGTACCCCGGCGCCCTAGGCAATAGCCTTCAGGTAAGCATCTGCGATGGTGAAAGCACAAAACTAGAATTTGTTGATACTACTCCGTTTGTTAGTGGTGAGGAGCTGAACGTTGGCGAAACCGTACAAGGCCAGA